GGGGATGAGGTAGTAGAGCTGCGGGTTGCGCCAGTAGAAGTCGGCCGACTCGGGGGCAGCGCCACTCTGCACGCGCAGGTCGATGAGCATTTCGCGCGCCAGGCTCGTCGGGTCCGGTATCCAGTCGAAGCGCCAGAGCTGCCACGTGTCGCTATTGACGGTCACCAGCTTGTCGCTGCCACGCGGTTCGCCGGATTCGAGAAAGTACCATGCGTAGGCGTAGCATCCCACGCCCGCATCGCCCACCTTGCGCGCCCACACCTGGAAGCGCATCGGCACGCCTTCCGTCAGCGGGATGACCGCCAAGGCGCGATGGTGGACAGGAAGGTCGGCTGCGAAAATGGGGTATGTCCAGCCGAGCTTTCCGATTCTGGGGAAGACGGCACCAGCGATGTCGTAGGTGCCTGGCCCCACGGACATCTTGTAGCGTCGCTGGCCGGCCACCGTCACCACATCGTGCTCGTAGGTACCAGTGCCATCGAAGACCCAATCGTAGGGCCGGTCATCGGCATAGCCTTGCCCGAGCCAGTAGCCTTCTACTGCTGGTGCCGAGTGGCGGATGAGACTGGTCTTGAGGTACTGGTAGCGCACCTCCACGAAGTCTGGTGCATCCAGCGCCTCGTCGTAGTCGATGGCTACGGTCACATCATCGCGCGCGGTATCGATGGCCAGCCACTCGGCGAAGTTGTCTGGCTCAGCCGGTCGCCTGCGCACGATGCCCGCCGTCTCATCCCAGATGCCATATTCCAGCGGCTGCCCGGTGCCATCCTCATCCTCATCGTACTCGGCCACCTGCGACAGAGCGCTGCTGATGGTGGGGCCTTCGACCTTGGCATGCTCCATCGCGTCGCCGATGACCTCGGCGTCCACGGTGGCAGCACCGCCCTCAAGGAGCAGGTCGCTCATGCACTGGTCAAGACGCGGCAGGGCATCTCCGAACGTCCACACGCGGCCAGCGGGGCCGTCTGGGCGCACCAGCGTGCGCATGCCCAGGAGCTGGATGAACTCACCCGCCCCTACGTGGTCGCCCGCGGCGTAATGGTCGAGTTCGAGCATGAGACACGGCGCGATGCCAGTCAGGTCCACCGACTCACCGTAACCCGAAGTGGTGACATTGTTCTTCGTCCACACGGCGGTGTAGCCATTGATGAGGGCCAAGGGCGATTCGGACATCAGGAGGCGCGCCCGGAAGTACTGCCCGACCAGCACCTTGTAGTCGAACTGCACCGCCATGATGTTGCCCAGCCGGTCGTAACTGCCGCTCGGCCATTCGCTCAGCGCCCGCCTGTCGAGCACATACGCGATGCGTTTGGCGCAGGGCATGTGGATGAGATATACGGGGTCGCCCTGGTAGGTGGAACCTCTGACCGTCCCGATGAATAGTTCACCATCCGTGCGAACCTCCCAGGAGGCTTCCTGCGGCGTGACAGGCAGGAATGCCCCGCCCTCTCCGATGCTCGCCTGGAACGGGCCGATGGGCAAGGCCACTTCCTGCCACATCGAGTAGTCGGCATCGACCCACGTCCAGCGGAACGATTCGTCGAGGTCCGAGAGGTCCAGCGGCCCGCAGAATTCCACGCGGGTCAGGCTGCGTCCATCACCCGTGTCATCGCCGGAGACCTTCTTGACGACGCCTTGCCAGAGCCGCCGACCACCATCGGACAGTCGCGCATCGACACCCCGCACCAGCTCGTTGATGACCTTCTCGCCCGGCTTCTTCGGTATCTCGATGTTGCATCCACCATGACCACCGAGCACCGAGTTCCCGAAGCGAATGCTCTCCCGACTGCCGCCTTCGGCGATGAGGTCGATGCGCTCCGTGTCGCCCACCACGAGCGAGAGCTGCGGCACGTGCATGCGAGGTGGTTCCACCGCCGCCAGTACCGCTGCCCAGAGGTAGTAGACGCCCGAGAGGGAATCCTCCACGTACTCCCAGAGCACGTAGCTGCCATCAACATCCGCCGAGACTGCCATCGTGATGTGATGAGAGCCATCGAGGTCAGCATCGACGAATCCGATGAGGAAATAGCTTCCATCGAGGTCCGCTTCGACGAAGGCGAATAGAGCATGGCTGCCGTCGAGGTCCGCTTCGACGGCCTCGGTGATACGGTGGCTTCCATCGAGGTCGGCACCGACAACTCCGGTGACAGAGTAACTGCCGTCAAGGTCGGCGGTTACGAAAGCCCACAACTCATGTGAACCATCAAGGTCGGCCTCAACATCGACAAGCCCGTTAAGGTCATGTGAACCGTCGAGACTCCCGTCTACGAACGCCCAGAGTAGATGCGAGCCATCGAGGTCGGCGCTGACCGCTTCGGTGATGTGATGACTGCCGTCAAGGTCGGCTTCGACGGTCTGAGCTGCCGATTCGAGGCTGCGGCTATTGTGAGCTGCTCCCTCCCACTCAAAGCCCGCCACGTCGCCGTCGAAGTAGTCCCCCACCCCAGCCGCAACTTCGATGAGCCACTCGGTCGAGTAGAGGACTCGGCCAGCGTTCTCGCAGTAGACGTAGGCGACCACGTGGTGCGAATTCGCAGGCGCAGTCGCGTGGTGGTCCTTGCGAGTGAACGCCGTGGTGCTGAGGGTTACTGACGTCACGAAGGCCTGCACCGCATTGTTCGAGCTGTCGAAGAACCAGAGGCCGAACTGGTAGCCGCCCGCCAACACGCCCAGGCAGTAGGCGCTGACGTACACCACATCGTTCGGCGCGCACAGCAAGCCTTCCCCGACCGCGGCCTTGCCGTAGAAGCCGTAGTAGCCGCCATGTGGCGTGAACTTCAGGCAGGCATCGGCTCCCGCCGGAAGGTCATAGGGCGGGCTTGTCTCGCGGGCTAGGTCGCCAGGGTAGTCGGTGTACCAGCCGTCGCTGGCATTGGCGTGCGCCCGAGGGTTGTATACGCCATTGATGCGTCCCATGATGCCGCGCGGTCGCGCCGCTGGTCAGGTCAGGCCGTCTCGCCCTTGACAGTCAGCGCCCACGCATCATCGGCATAGCTGGCTGCTTCGGCGGGCACTACACGCTTCAGCCAGATGCCGTAGTAGTCGTCCGCATCGAGGTCGCCGAGGTCCAGACCGTTGGCATAGTCCACGGCCGACACGAAGGTCACTGCCGGGTCCGGTGCGGTGTCCTCGTTTGCGATGGTGTCGGCCGTAGCGTTCTTGCCCGCCAAGTCCTTGCCGATGGTCAGCACGTCATCGCCGGGCGGCTGCGTCTTGATGAACACCTTCGCGTTCATCAGGCCGTTGACGTTGGCGCTCGTGTTCTTGACGTAGACGCAGCGGTACTCCGTGTCGCCGGCCACTGCTTCCGCGCCAGAGACATCATCGAAGAGACCGTTCAGTGTCTCCAGGACCACTTCGCTGGAGATGACGCCGCCCAATGAGGCGGCCGGGTCGGCATTGGCCGCACCCCCGCTGTAGTACCACTTGAGTTCACCGGTCGTGATGGCTGCCATTTCTACCTCCAGAGGTTGTGCCGTGATTCACAGGAAAGCGTCGTCAGGGGCGAGAACGAGGACCCATAGCCGTTCACCTCAACGATGCCATGCAGGTGGCCGCGTAGCGGGTACAGCACTCCACCCTCGCAGTAGCGATAATCCACCCGGCCATCCACGTAGATGTGCTCACCGTCGCTGCTCAAGGAATCCATAGCGACGCCATCATACTCGGCGTACCCGGCGCTTGCACGAACGAAGGCCACCTGGTCGCACCACATGTCCGCGGTCAATGTCGGGTCCAGTTCTATCAGGGCTGGTGCCGAACCCGCGCCGTTGACGCGCCGCGTCGGGCAGACGATGCGGCCGAGATTCAGCCACTTGTAGACCATGCTGGTGAGGGCTACGTCGGTCCCGATACTGCCGCAGGAGACGACGCCCGCGCCCGAGGTCATGCGGCAGCGGGCCAGCATGGCGTACTCGCCGCGGGGGAAAGCCGCCGTCTCGACTTCGACGCTCATGGTGGCACCCCCCACCGTCTTGCGCGCCAGCGCGCCATGAGCATTGCCGTCGCCTGTATTCGCGCCCGTGTCCCATGTCAGGTCGTTGGCATCGAGCAGCCAGCCGGTCCACGTGTATTCCTCCTCCAGCAGGCCGAGGAAGACCTGCGTCATGTTGGGGAGCACCAGGGCCCACGTCAGGGGAGTCTCGTATTCGCCCTCCATGGCGGCCAGGTCCACCGCGCCGGGGAATGCTGTGGCTACTTCATCGACGAGCGTCTGCACGTCGCCATAGGCGTAGGACTCACAGACGATTTCAAGCGTCGGTCGCAGGAGGCCCAGATTGCCGAAGGCTCGCGTGGTGGGCACCTTGGGGCCGGGCGATGGCAGAGTGCGAATGGTGACGCCCTGACTCTGACCACTGTCGAGTAGATACAGCTCGCATGGCTTGGCCAGCAGGCGGGTGACGGCGCTCAAAGTGGCCGCCGCCACGTCGGCGTCCGTATCGCCGTCCTCGCCCTCGCCCTCGGCGTCGATGACGATGGGCAACTGCATGGTGCGTGTCTCCGAGCGCCGCGCCATGGTGACACGCGGACGACCGTATGCACCCTGGGGGATGATGGAGACCTGTTGCAGGAGGTTGCCGAAATCGGCATCCTCGGCGACATGCAATTCCAGCAGCTCGGTGGCGTCAAGGTAGGCCGTCACGCCCATCAGTAACCTCCCACGTTCACGGTAGCCAGCTCGCGTTTCAGAGCCTCAAGCTCGCGCACGGAGGGTGTGCTCGTAAGCGTCTGCCAACTCAGGTTCACGATGGTCTGATGCACCGCTCCAGCCGCCGCCTGGGGCCTGCCCGCTAGCGCGCCGACCTGCGGAGTGATGGTGACGCGCTCCGGCCGCTCGCCCACCCCGATGACCATGGGCTTGCGCGCCATGAAGTCGCCGCCCTTGGCGAACCAAGAGCTAGGGTCCCACCATGGCTTCTTGTAGCGGTCACGCTCGATTTGCTTCTGGATGTCAGCGAGGCTGGTGCCGGTGCCCTTCTTCGCCAGCCGGGCGAAGCCCTTCTCGTACTTGGTGCCCTCCAGTTTCTTGGCCAGCGCGAGCGCATCGGAGGCCGCCTTCGTTGCCTGCTTGGCAGCATCGCGGTACTGCTTCCATGCATCGACGGCCCTGTAGACCGCGTAGCTCGTGGCAGCTACAGCCGCACCCACAAGGCCCAATTTGCCAGCGGTGCTCCCGAGAACTCCACTCAGAATCCGAGACTGCCCAATCAGTTTGCCGAGCCCCAGCCTGGCGGTGGCCGCAGCCAGAGCATTGAAAGCGGTCGCTACTTTGCCTGCGACGAGCAGGCCCACGAATCCAAGGGCTACCCACTTGAGCATCGGCGCGAAGGGCAGCAATCTCATCCAGAGCTTCTGGCCAATGTCGAGGAGCTTGGTGAGCGCCGGCACTAGCGACTGAGCGACCTTTAGCTGGAAGGCGAACATCACGAGGCCCATCTCTTTCTGTGCCCCCGCCATGTCCTTGAAGGTCTTGATTTCCTTGTCGCCCCAGACGAGGCCCAGCTCCTTGAGCTTCTTGTTGACTGCGGCAATCTCCTCCGGCGTCTTGACCACCCACGCCAACATCTCGGTGCCGGAGCGGCCAAGGAACTTCAGGGTCAGCGCGGTGCGAGCCGCGGTATCGGTCGTCTGGGCGAGGGCATCACGCGTCTGCATGAGTATCTGCGCCGTGCTCTTGTTTTGCAGGTCCTCCATGCTGATGCCCAGCCGAGCGAACGAGTCGATGGCCAGCTTGTTGCCCTGCCGGGCGGCGTCGATGTTCTTGTTCAGGAACTTCAGCGCCGTGACGCCCTTCGAGCCCTCGATACCGTAGCGCTTCCACTGGCCCACGAGCATCGAGATGTCCTCGGTGCTGGAATTGGTCATGCGCGAAGCCTGCATGATGGTCTTGCCAAAGTCGTTGTAGGTGTCCATCGACTTCTTCGCCACGACAGCGAATGCCCCGAGGCCAGCCGCCGCCCCGGCCACAGCGACCTTATGCACCTTGCCCCACTTGGAGACCGTCTTGTCGGCCTTGCCGAAGCCCTTCTGGAAGCCAGAGGTATCGGTCGTCAACTTGACCACGAGGTTGCTGATGACGCTCACTTCTCGCCTCCTTCCACAGGGGGCTCGCTAAGGCTCCCTGGTGGCTCCTGCGCCTGGTTGTCCTGGTGAAGGCCCGCAGCGCGCCCCTGCGCGTCCTGTTGGCCCACAGCCCTACGCTTAGTAGTCAGGGCTCCCATGATAGCGCGTACCTTGTCGTGGCTCAGGGGCGCTGGCTTCTCGAAGTCCAGCGCGACCTCTTCGGCAGAGATGACCCGCTGCTTGTGCGAGCGGCTCAGATTGAGCAGGGTGGCGACGATGGTGGCAGCGCGCAGGTCGCCGCGCCGGTCGGGCAGTGGTTCGACGGTGGCGTCATAGAGCCGCCACTCCGTGAACTCGACCGCGCTCATGTGCGCCAACATATCGTTCACCGACCGCGCCCCAAGCGCGAGAGCTAGTCTGAAGGCGAATCGTCGCTCGGGGCGGGTGAGTTTCCCTCTAGCTCCGCTAGGTCGGCATCGGTCATCCCAGACAGATGTCGAATGGTGTCAAAGCACCGCTCCAGCACCAGCGCCGACTTCTTGCCGAGACTCGGGATTTCCTCATCCGAGAACAGCCGCCTGCCCTGCTCATCGCAGAGGCCTATCACGCAGAGCCGCGCCCGCACGTTGCGCACGTCCCAGATGGTCTCGCCGCCCTTCCGCTTGGTGACGGCGATTTCGAATTCGTCGCGTTCCCGCGCCGTCAATCCTCGCACGTAGACATGCCCGCCCCACTCAGGCACTTCGAGCCGCATGGGGTGAATGTCGACTGCGCTAAGGATGGCGGCAGAAGACAGTACCGAGTCATCCATCAGGAGCCCGTCACATCTTCGACTTCACCGTCGAGGCGAAGCACAACGGGGGCCGTATAGACGCCCGCCACTGGAGCGGCGATAGGCCCAAAGGTTTCCACGAAGGCGGCGAACTGCCATGTGGTCTCGGCATCGTCGGTGAGGACCGTGCGGAAATTGGCTACCTCACCGCTGTCAGCCAGCGCCTTGAGGCCCGTCAGGGCATCATGCGTCGGGTCGCCAGGAACATAGTTCAGGTCGAACTCGACCGTCTTGTCCTTGGCGAGGATGGCCTTGTAGGCCCGCGCCCTGCCTGGCGTGGTGTGAACCGTGACCTCCTCGAACTCATTGCCGAAGTCGGGCATCGTGATGTCCTTGACCTCAGCGATAGTCGTGAAGCTCTCTTCCAACTCGCCATCGCCCAACTGGACGAAGGTTCCGTGAGAAGCAAGCGCCTCTGTGGTCATGTCTTACCTCCATGTAGTGCGCGACATTCTCCGATGTGTTCCTGCATCCGACTCTCATCGAGAGTCGCGAAGCGGCAGCAGTTGCAGGTGTAGTTGATGCGCCCGCGCCACCGTTCCGTCTTCGTGTACGGCAGCAGGATGATGCCCTTCTCGATTGGTTTCCGCAGCTCGCGAACTGGCTCCTTGTCCATCAGACCTCCCTCGTGTAGACCTCAGCGTCAAGGTGCACGCCGTACGCGTCTGTCGCCGGGTCCGTCGTGTCGCCACCACCGACGATGATAGCGGCGTCGGGTATGGTCCGTACAGCCCGCTTCAGCGCGAGTGCGACTGTCTCGGCCTCCAGAGCCGTTGTCGCCCACACCGTGAACTGCACACGCGGGTAGGCCATGGTCGCGCCTTCCTGCGTCTCGATGTGTGGGTTGCTGACTCGGAAGTACTTCACGAACGGCAGTGTGACGCGGGCCGGCGCACGGCCAGGATAGATGCGCGTCCCCACCAGCTCTGTGAGGTCGTGGTCCTCGCTCAGCACGTCGAAGATGGTTGTCAGGATGCTCATCGCACCGCCATCTTCTCAAGACGCTGGTGGAGGTAATGGACGATGGCCGCCTCTATCTTGGGCCTATTCTCGTCAAGGGCAGGCCGCAACCATGGGCGAGGACGGACACCAGACGTCGTGTAGAACTCGCCGCCCTTCGCATCGAAGTACACCCAGGGCGTCTCACGGCCCTTGCCTTCCTCGGCGTAGATGCCCGTGCCGAACTCGTGGTAGATGCCGTGCTCCAGCGCCGTGCCGATTTCGACACTGACCTTGCCGCCCTCATTCTGTGGCGGGAAGACCTCGACGCCACCCAGGAGACCACCGAGGTCGATGATGCCCTTGTTGCGGATGTTCAGGCGAGCCGCGCCCACGATGACCTGGCCACCGAATTCCAGACCCTTGGCGGCAGCCGCATCGGCGTCGTCGCCGGCCTTCACTAGCTTCCTGTGCAGTTCCTCGATGCCGACGACATGTACGCTGACCGGCTCGTTCATCAGGGAACCACCTTGTTGCAGGGAACGACCAGGCCACTCGGTCCTTCGCGTGGCTCAGCCGCCACGTCGTACTCGACTTCGGTCGTGGCTTCCCCGAATCGCTGCGTTATCTTGATGCGGTCACAGGCCTGCACGCTCGTCCCCAGGGGCAGGCGGAAGGCCACATCGCTGAAGATAGGCATGCCATCGGCGGTGCGCCCCACGCGGCCCCCCGTTGGCTGGAAGCCGCAGACAATCTCATCGCCATAGTCGTAGTCGGGAATCGCCTGGCCAGCCTCATCCTGCGTGTCGTCCGAGCGAGTGCCTACCTCGCAGGCGTCCATCATGTGAGCTTCCTGGGCCACCACGAGGGCAGCCAGCTCAGCCGCTGTGAAAGCGAGGCTCATATCGGGATGTCCTCCGTGCGCACGCCTTCATCCAACTCGTCGATGGATTCCCAGATGTCCAGCTCGACAGGGACCTCGCCCTTCGCAATCTCCTGCACATAGGGACGCGATGGCACCAGGTGAATGGTCCTGGCGGCCCGCCTGGAACGGTAGCGACTCGCCAGCCGACTCCAGTGGTCGAACTGCTGCGAGGCCGAGAAGGTCCCGCCGTCAGCCGAGAAGTCATATTTGCCCGCGAACGTGGCAGCCTTCTCCTCACAGATGTCAGCCGCCGCGGCGAAGAGGTCGTAGTCCTCGTCCCACTCATCGTCCTCGCTGTCGCGACCTTCGCTGTCCAGCTTCGGATACTGTTCGATGCACTCCTGCACGGTGTCATCGTCGTACACCGTGTCTTCGGCCTCGATGACGCAGAGCCGCTTCACGCGGGCGACTTGTGCATCTGTCGCGCTCATTCCTGCCTCCTCAACAGCGCCAACGTGCCCACCACTTCTGCCAGATAGTACGCCGGATACTCCTTCAGGAACACCCCCACAGCCCGCGCGATACTCGGCCAGGAGGGGTTGCCGTAATCGTGGCAGGCAATCAGTCGCGCATGCGGCCCGAAGTTGCTGATGTCAGCCAAGACGTACTCGTAACTGTGGCCGCCGTCGATGAACAGGAAGTCGATGGGCTCGGTCCAATCCTTGCCCGTGATGCGACTGTCACCTTCCAGGATAGTCGCGTGCCCGAGGTCGTGTGCCTCAAGGTTGTGCTGCAACCGTTCGGCCGAGGCGGGTTTCTCCGGGATGGGCGACCAGGAGAAATCATCCACGCAGATGATGCGGCAAGCCGGCGCAGC